CTTGGTGGAAGGTTTTGAACAGGACTTGCCATTCCAGCTGCTTGATTCTCTGGTTGTCCACCCCCACCTATAGGTAGGACAATAGTTTCGCTCTGCATTTTTGGAGAAGGTATATCATAAATCATACCCTTCTTACCACTAAACATCACAGGATCAGACTTCAATTGTTGGATAGCAAGATTCAATGGAACCTTTGGTGTCTCTGACATATTACTGGTATCTACACCAAGATCAGTCATCTCACCAGTTGCACTGGTAATATCAAAGGTAGGTGCCTGCATACTTGAATCACTCATAAAGTTGGAGTCAAGACCAAGTGCCTCTGTCCCACTACCCCCTGCGAATAGTGGGGTGAGACCACTACTTTGTGTAACACCACCTATCCCTGGCAGATTAGTAGTAACACCAGGAACATTAACTGGCGATACATCTCCACCTCTATTTTGAACCTGGCGTTTAATATGAGATTCAAGTTGCATCTCACTCACTTGATCTGCAATTCTTTTCAAAGCAAAGGTAATATTATTTTCAAGTCTTGCTATATTTTCTTGAGTAGAAGATATCTTTTCTTGTTGTTGTTTTATTTTTTTATCCCTTGCAGGTCCTGCGGGTGACAATTCAAGCTGAGATAAATTATTTTCATATCTTACTAAATTTGCCTTCTCTGATTTAAGTTCATCTTCCATACCTTTCTTGGCATCAAAACTACCAAGCAAACTCATATATTGTTTTGCAGTCTCATTGTATTCAGGTGTTCCTACTTCACTCTTATTTTGAACTTTCCAAGTGTCATAGATGTTTTGAACATCTTTTCTTTCAAACTGCATCCCTTCTTTGGTGAATCCTTTTCTATGAGTTCCTAGGAAGAAATCTTTGATGGCTGGAATACCTTCCTTAACAAACTTATCAACAGCAAATGCTGCCAATGTAGCAGCTATAGCAATCAATGCACCCTTCAAACCTAGTGGTCCAAGAGCAATAACCAATCCCTTTAGTGCACCTATTACACCTCCAATTATACCAAGAACTTTTGCTCCTATACCTATACCAATGAAGGCTGCAATACCACCAAGGATGAGGGGCATTGAATCAATAATAAAGTTAGCAAAGTTTTCAATTCTCTGTTGATTTTCTGGGTCTCTTAACCAATCAAGAATACCTATGATTGCTGTACCAAGAGCGATATTCTTTAAGAAGTTCATTAACTTATCAAAGAAAGATACAAATGGTTTCTTGATAGTGTCAACAACTTTAGTGGCTACCTTCTTAACAACCGACTCTGATTCCTTTTCTTTCTTTTCCCTCTCATCCTTTCTAGCCTCATTGGCTAACTTCTTAGCATACTTCTCTTGATTTTTAAGTTGTTTACCAAGTATGACATTGATGGCAGTGAGTTCTTTTGCAATGACATTGAGGTTGACAGCTAGTTGGTCAACTCCCTTTGATGTTATACCTTTTGTCTTGCCTCTCTTCGTCTCATCAGTTTTAGGTGATACCTCATCAGCATCATCCTTCCCTTCCTTGGGTGGGACTAATTTATCTGCAGATATGGCAGCAGACTTTTTCTTAGGTTTTTCACCTAGTAATTTTTCAGCAGATATTTTCTTCTTCTTTGGTTCAGACTGGACCTGATTAATAAGGTCAGCAATCTCATCTCTACCTACTTCTTTCTTCTCTTTAGGTTGTAATGGACCTTGAGAACCATCCTTACCAGACATATTCCATGTCTGTCCCAGTGGGTCAGCAACCTCTCTCAGTAGGTCAGCATACTCCACTCTATCAAATGTTTTTGTAGCCTTCTGCATCTCATAAAGACTTATGAGATCCTTCATCTGCTTATCATCCTTTACATTGGCAAGGATGATATCAGCACTACCCTTCTCAGCAGTAGCTCTTACAATCTTCTTAAACTGATGGTAAGTTCTGGGTTCAGCCATTCTGTTGAGCCTTCTTCTCTTCCTCTTCTATGTGTTGTTGGAGAAGAGTAACATAGATGTCCCTTTCCCAGGGCATCATGTTTTCTATCTCAGTCAAGCTATATTTATGGTACTGCATCAGGGCAAAGTTTAACTTATAAAAGCCCTCCAGATCCATATGGATCAGGGCTATGCGAAAAAACTATTCAACCCTTCCAATACAACTTCACTCTCAACTTTTGTTTGAGGATTCTTGACCTTCAATCTATGAGAAAGTTTGGGCATTGTCTCAAAGAATTTCTCAATCTCTTTGAACTGAACAGAGTTCATCTGTTCTAAGAAATCAACTACCTCTTTCTTACTTACATCATCAGTTGACCACACCTCATCAACACTATAAATCTTATCAATACAAGAAGCGATCAATTCAAAGGACTGATCAATACCAATCTCTGTTGAATTAAAATCAAAGTTGTTTTTGATAAACTCATCAAGTGATGGGTACTTCATCTGCATACTCAACTCATCATCCAATTTAATCTTATTGGTATGACCTTCAGGGATGACTACTTTAATATCATCAATGTCAATCTTAACAGGGATGTCTGTGACCCCATCATCAGGTGCTACAATATTAACCTCAACCACTTCTCCTACAGACTTTGCTCTGATATTCAGGAATAAGAATTCAATATCAAAAGTAGGAAGATTCTCTACCTTAATTCCTCTTGTTTGAATACAACTTTTAAGAACAGTTTTAATGGCTGTGGTAATCTGTTTAGTATCCTCACTCTCAAGTGCTAACACCAAGAGTTTTTCTTCCTTAACAAGGAAAGGTCTATACTTAATCTTCTTCTTTAATGATGGCAATTCCAACTCATATGTTGGTGTAGCAATTGTTGGTAATGGCATAATATATTATGATATATGTGGATATTTAGAAGATATTTGTGATCTCCTTTTTTCTAACGTATCTTATGAATGACATTGATACAGTATATTGTAACACATTACTCTCAGAATAACTTACCTGAATAGGTTGAGATGAAAGTGGGAATGCTCCCACCAGTGTATACTCCAACTTATATTGGAATCCATCTCTCAAGAGATCCCTAGTATTATTGCCCACACCCTTCTCGAATTTGGTGATGTAGACATTTGATTTGTACTTGTTGGGATAATTATTTCTCAGAGTTGCATAAGGACTCAAGTAATCATCAGCATCCTCTGTCTGACCACCAGCAAAATCCATCCAGGCATCAAACATCTCAATGACATCATATCTTTGATTGACATTGAATGTGAAACTGACAGTATCATCATATTGTTTTTTATATCCCATCTTCTCAGTCACACCCCTGTAGTCATTCTTGACATCATGGGTCATCAATCTTTGGCCAGGCAAAGAAGCTGAAGTGCACATCAACTCAACATCTCTACCAGCAAGACTATAATTAAATCCTTGTTCTTGAAGAAATGATACAACATCAGATGGTGGTTGTAATTTCACCATGTATACTGATGTTTGTGCCACGTTCATGAAACGTGACTTGAGATCAGATGTTCTTACTCTAGTTGGCCTAGGTCCTGGCATCTAAATATTGTGGGACTACTATTACTATGTATATGGAAAACTGGTGGGAAACAACTTCTCTATGTGAAACTTTTGGTATTGATGGGGCTTGTAGTCTATTAGTTGATGACACTCCCTGCAACACTCACAACTTTACTGGTGGAATGACAGGTGTGAGCCATAGTGATGAGACCAAAGAGAAGATTAGAAAGTCATCTCTTGGTAGAGATATGAGTGAGGCCATATCATCAGCTGTTGAAACTAATAAAAAAGGTGGGTCTCTTGAAAAAGATGGTGTTGTGTATCACTTTGACAATACCAGAGAATTTTGCAGACAGCACAACTTACCCCAGCCAGGAGTTCTATACAGAGTATTAACTGGTAAAGCCAAATCATATAAGGGGTTCCGTCTTGCCAACATATAATCAAGGTAGGTTTCATCCACGAAACCCAGAGAAGTATCAAGGCAATGCCAACAATATTATCTACAGGAGTAGTTGGGAACTTCACTTCTTGCAGTGGTGTGATAGGACTGATGCAGTAATACAATATGCGTCAGAGGAGTTCAGTATACCCTATGTTTCTCCCAAAGATAATAGAATTCATAGGTATTATCCTGATGGTCTCGTTACTATGAAGAGACCTGATGGGTCTATTCAGAGATACATAATAGAGATAAAGCCACTCAGCCAGTGCAACCCCCCAAAGAAGAGAGAGAAGGTTACTAAATCATACATCTATGAGTGCACTCAATATGCAGTGAACCAAGCCAAGTGGAAGGCAGCAAAGGATTTTGCATTAGACAATGGTGTTGAGTTCAAAATACTTACAGAAAACGAACTGGGCATTAAACAATATGGAAGAGGAACTAAGTCTAGAACAAGAGGATTATCTAACAGATCCAAGAAACCGAATGGACGTTCTCGCCGATGACATTATCGGTCTAGTTGATCCTGATGATATGATGTTGGCAATCATCGAGGCGCTAGGAGTTGAGGAGATATTACCTGACGTTGGTAGATACTATACCTTTATCTACAAACCACAGACACCTAATATAATGTATGACGAATACCCACTCGTTGCTGTGACAAACATAGAGAAGTGGGGCTTCAGAGGTGTCAACTATCACTGGGGTGAGTTTAGAAATTATACATGGGGTGAGGTAGTAGGTAAACTACATCTAATCTATCCAAATGAACTAGATGTAATGAGATCTATTCCATATCAGAAATTCCAACTAAATAACTGAAATACTAGTAGTAGATGTCAGAGATTAAATCCAGTAATGTATCCTGGAATAACATCAAAGTAGATCAGTATGTAGATATTACCACTGGTTATACTTACCTCACTCTACCAGGTCAGACCACTAAACTGGCCGAGTCTAGTGATGCCAATTGGACTATACTTGACATCAATTTGTTTACAAGAACATATAATAACGCCAACTCAACTGCTCTTACAAATGAAGAAGTAAGAACTTTATTTTTCAGATCGGGGAGACTTGTATTCAATAAGATAAGAGCAGATATCATAAACGACTTAGACAACTATTCAAGTGTCACAGAGTTCAATCAAAACACACTTGGCATGTTCAATCGTGGGGTACCAGGATCTGTCAACCCCAATGATGGCAGAAGAGTCAATGATAATGGACAGAAGACTGAATTCAATGTTGTCAATAGAAATGTAAGAACACCATCTACATTCCAGGTCAGGACTCAGGGTTCACCAACCACACCTAATTTATTTCAAGGACCTAATATTCAACTAGGATCAACAGGTAACGAGAATACTTACAAAAGATCTTCAAGCTTTGGAACACTAAGATATCCAGCAGCTGTAGTAGATGGAATGGATTATATTTCATTCCAAGCTTTTGAATATCAAGCTGGTAAAGGTTTAAGAGAAGGTGGTAGAGGATCTTTAGGTGGTCCAGGTATAGGTGGTGGAGTTCAACTTCCCATTCCACCAGGCGCAACAGACAACAATAGTGTTAACTGGGGCAACGGAGATACTCTCAACTTTGTAGAGGCAGCAATGGGTGATACTGCTCTTAGTGCATTAGGTGGCGCAGTAGATGCATTGAGAGGAGGTTCTCCACTGGTAGGAACATCAAAAAATCCTGGCATATTAGATTCAGCGATGAGAAGAGGCGGAGCAACTGCTGGTGATTATCTCAAATCTATCACCAATGATCCTAACATAGATCCATTCCTTAAAGCATATTTTGCATCACAAGCAATTGGAAAAAACATTATTACAAGGGCAACTGGTGGTATAGTCAATCCAAACTTAGAACTATTATTCAATGCTCCTACACTGAGAACATTTGCTTTTAAATTCTTGATGACACCCAGAGATGAAGGAGAGTCACAGACTGTAAAAAATATTCTTAGATATTTTAAAAAGAATATGAGACCACAGAGGTCTGAAAGTGATGCCTTCTTATATACACCCAATATTTTCAAGATTGGTTACATATATAATGGAGGTGGAGAACACCCATTTATGAATAGATTCAAAGAATGTGCCTTGAAGGACTGCAACATAACATACAGTCCTCATGGTGTCTATTCAACCTATGATGATGGTGGTCTTACTCAGTATTCTTTGTCACTTACATTTGGAGAACTCACTCCAGTCTATGAGAGTGATGATGCAGGAGGTACTGGATTCTAATGGCCGATCAATATTTCAGTTACCTACCAGACTTTGAGTATGTCAGTAGGTTACCAGAGAAAAAGAATATCTTTGACTATGTAAAGGTCAAGAACATCTTTAAGAGAGCTGCAATCAGAGAAGATATCTTCAATGAGTTGGCATTCTTCACTAAGTATCAGGTCCAGGATAATGAAAGACCTGACAATGTAGCTTATGAAGTTTATCGTGACTCCAACCTGGATTGGTTGGTCATGCTCGCCAACAACTATGTGAACTATGAGTCAGAGTGGCCTCTTGACAACCAATCCTTTGAGAACTATCTACTCTACAAGTATGGTTCTACTGAAAAGATCTATGGTATCCACCACTATGAGAGTGGATTAATAAAGGATAGTCTGAATAATATCATCTTCCCTGAAGGTAAACACGTAGACTCAGACTTCTCTATTGAATACTTTGACAGAGGATTGAATCAGTATGTCACAAGTGCAAGTAGAGTAGAGGTCACAAACCTCACCTATGAACAGAGAATACAAGATGATAGAAGAAACATCTTTGTATTAAAGGGTAAGTATATTGGATTAGTTATTGATGACTTAGAAGAACTGATGCCTTATAAGAAGGGTTCAACTCAGTATGTCAAGGACAATCTGGTCAAGGGAAATAACATTAGATTGTATCAATAAAAAATCTAATAGGCATAAAAAAATTGGGGGAAATTTTTTCCCCCAAGATGAAATCAAAAGTTGAATTTAGTTTCAGGACTCAGCCAGTTTAGCGAAGTAGTTCAGGGGATCTTCATCGTCAGTCTCTACCGTGGTGGTAGTTTCTTTTGATGCCTGGTAACTCTGTTCCAGTTTCTCCATCACTTGTTCTTCACTGACCTGATTGGTCTCTTGTGCTGCGTAGTTATCATACTCAGTCTCTTCTTCAACAGAAGTCTTACGAGTAGATGTCTGACCCAGAACATAGTTCAGACGCTTATCAAGTTCATCATAGGTCTTGAACTTGTCAGGTGCAACAAAATCCTGAAGTGATTGTTCTTTCTTCCAGATAGCTTCGAGTGCGTCGTCATCATCCAGGAGAGGACCAGGAGATGCGAACTCAGAACTATCATAGTTCCAATAACCTGCAACCTTCTTCAGTTTCAGTTTGAAGTTGGCACCCTGCCAGAAATCAAAAGGATTGATGGGGGTTTCATCATCAAACTCAGGTTGCATGGC